ATTTTATGGCACGGCATCACAACTCTTTCCAGAAACATCAATTTCTTAATGAATCTTTTTTAAAAGAATGGGCGCAAACAGTCTCTGCTCTTAAAGAACCAGCCTTGGCAGAAATATCTTTATATGAATTCTTTAAGGCGGCTTGGCCTTATATTGAGGGTAATATGCCTTATGTTGATAGCTGGCATATTAAAGCTATAGCAGAGCATTTAGAAGCGGTTTACGCACGTCAAATAAAAAAGCTGATTATTAATGTTCCTCCTCGTACCGGTAAAACCAATTTAATATCGGTAGCCTTTCCTGCATGGGTATGGATACATAACCCTAGTGAGCGGTTTTTAACTGTTTCCTGCGTTAATTCCTTAAGTCTTGAGCATGCACAGAAGAATAGATCATTACTCGAAAGTAGCTGGTATCAGGATAATTGGGGTTATAGATTCCCTCTTCTTAGAGACCAGAACGTTAAAAGCTTTTTCCAGAATACCAAGACGGGATATAGGCAATCAACAAGCGTAGTATCTAAAACTGTCGGTAAAGGCGGTTCAATTATTATCATTGATGACCCTAACGACCCAGGGGACTTATCTGAAATCAAAAGAGAGAACGTAATTAACTGGTGGACGCAAAGAATGTCTACCCGTTCAAATAACCCAGCTAATGACTGCCGAATAGTTGTCCAGCAAAGAACGCACGAGAATGATTTAACCGGTTATATCAGAAAGAACGACAGCGAAGGGGACTGGGTAGAATTAGTGCTGCCGCTAGAATTTGAAGAAAAGCGCAAGTGTATTACAGTTCCTCTTGGCATAGATCAGGTTATTTGGGAAGACCCTAGAAACAAAGAAGGGGAGTTACTCAGCAGCTTACGCTTTGGCGAAAAGCAGGTAAATGAGTTAAAAAAGTTACTCGGTTCTTATGGATATGCTGGGCAGTGCCAGCAAAGACCATCTCCAATTGGCGGTGGAATAATCAAGAAAAAATGGTTTAAGTTCTGGACTAGCCCTATTAAGCCTAAATTTGATTACATATTGCAAAGCTGGGATACGGCAATTTCCGATGAGCCGACAGCGGCCTATTCTGCCTGTACTACGTGGGGAGTTTGGGGCGAGAAATCCGAGGATGAGTTATTTAGGATGATGCTACTCTCTAGTTGGCGGGGTCGTGTAGGATATCCAGAGCTCCGAAGCAAGGCTCAGCGCTTAGCCAAAGATTATAAGGATACCGGCGAGCATAAAAACCCAATGCCGGCTCAAAGAACTGTTGATTGTTGTTTAATAGAAGCAAAGGCAACGGGCGATCCTTTAATACGTGATCTAAGGCTTGGAGGAGTTCCTGCTATAGGCTACACCCCAAAAGGCGATAAGAATGCAAGAGTACAGAGAGCAGCGCCTCTTATTGAGTGCGGACTTATTTATTTACCGACTGAAGAGAAAAATCCTGAAAGGCTAACTCCGTTCGCTGAAGAGTTTTTAGAAACAGTGATAACTTTTCCAAATGGGGAATCAAAGGATTTGGTTGATTCGATGACGCAAACAATTTTATACCTCCGAGACTTTGATACTTTAATTCATACAAGTGATGTTAAGGAAGATGAGATCGTTACTAAACGCAAGAAATTATACTAATGGCAACAAGAAGGAAGCAAAAAGGAAAGACTAATCTTGATTTATCGGTGTCCAAGAGTTTTGAGCCTGATTCTCTAAACTTTGCTCAAGAAATGCCGATGGAAGAACAAATCCTACCACAAGAAACAGGTAGTTTAGATGAACCGGTTTTACCGGAAGAAGAAGCACTTATTTCCCTAGAAGATCAAATCTTATCACGTATACATAACGAAGCGGAGGAATTAGCACCTGCGGATGCCGCCTTTAATAGTAATTTTGCAGATGATATACCAGAAAGCGTCAGAGATAAAATCGCTGCTTACTTAGAAGAGGTAACAGAAAAAGATACTAAAAACCGCGCACCATGGCTTGATATAATTGAAAAGGCTAAAACCTTACTTGGCTTTAAAATTGAGGAAATACAAGACCCAAATAATGTTAAATCTAAATCCAATTCCTCCATTGGAAACGCTGCCCAGATTAAGACTTACGATACTACTTTCTCTAGCAGCGTACTCAGGCTCTGGGCAACTCTTCGCTCCGAGTTACTCCCATCAACCGGTCCTGTAGGATTTAGGACTGATGTTAGTATGAGCGAAGATTACGAATTAAAAGGCGAGATGGTTAGGGATGCTTTAAATGAGTACTTAACAGTAGAAGATAAGGGTTTTTATCCAGACTACGATCGGTTCTTATTGTACTTAATTTTATATGGGTGTGTATTTAGGAAAATCTACTACGATCCGATTACAGGTAAGCCATTGAGCCGGTTTATCATGCCTGAGGATTTTTTATTTGATAATAACTGCTCAAGTATTACCGAATCAAATCGTCTAACTCATATTAGGTATCTTTCAAAAAGAGAAATTCTTTTTAACATGCAGAGCGGGATATTTTCAAAAGTTGATCTTGATTACTTAGATAGCGTAGGTAGCAGCGACGGGGAAGAATCAACAGACGACTCTAAAGCAAAACAAGTAGACCCAACAAATTCCCGTTTTCCTTTTTATGAGACGCATGAATATCTGGTTTTGAATGACTTTTTTGACAATAACAATGCATCTGAAGACTATAGTATACCATTACCTTATGTTATTACCAGATGCGGCAGCAGTAATCAGATCGTATCACTTACGCCAAACTGGGATGAAAACGATCCAACTAAAACAAGGATTAACTGCTTTATTCATTATAATTTATTCCCTGGGTTTGATGTTTTTGGACTGGGGCTTGCTCAAATACTTGGCTCTAATTCAAAGAGCTTAACTTCCATGCAGCAAATGGCGATTGATGCAGCTATTTTCCAGAATTTCCCGGGAGGGATGAAGGCTAAGGGAATAAAAACTACTAATAATGATTTGAATATATTACCCGGTCAATTCGTAACTGTTGAAACAGGGAATTTGTCGCTGCGGGATTCAATCATGCCTCTTCCTTATAATGGGCCATCACCTGCTTTGCTTGAATATATTAACCGGATAACTGCTCAGACACAGGAACTAGCGTCTGCAACTGAGATGGGGCTTACTGAAAATAATCAGAATACGCCTGTCGGTACTACCATTGCCTTGCTTGAAGTATCAAATCGGATGCAATCGGCAATAATGAGGACAGTTCATAGTAGTTTTAGCCAGGAGTTGCAGCTCTTTTATAAAATGTTCAACCTGCCATCACTACCTATAGACAAAGAGAGTTTAAAAGTAATCCCTGTATCTGATCCGTCTGTTGAGTCTTCTACGCAGAGAATAATCAAGGCAGAGAGTATTTTAAAGTTAGCTAGCAGTAGCCCTGAGCTACATAACATGCGAGAAGTATATTTAAAAGTATATCAGG